CTCGTAATTTATTAGCCATTTCAATTTGGATTTCAACTTGTTCTAAATCAGTCATACTCCTCCTTACGTTTTAGTTAATGAATCAAATGCAGCTTTATCAAGATTAGACATTCTATCATGCTCTTTACTTTCCATATTTTGAGCGTGTTTTCTATCATCTGTTTGTGCATTTCGTGCATCAGCAACACCAGATTCTTTCTCAACAAAATCAAGATCACTAAGATCAGAACCACTATGCATCTGTCGTGCTTTAGCTTGTTCTGTTGCAGTCTTAGCAGTTTTAAGCTGAACATCAACTGCATTTTCTTGACCTTTAGCAGTTTCGTTTTGAACCTGAGCTTGTAGTAATGCTACTTCAAGCTGGGCTTTTTGTTGTTCCATAGGATCTGGTTGAGGTTGGTATTCTTCAATTCTCTTAGCTAAATCAGGCATCTTACGTAATTTAGCGATATCAGCTAATATCATTTGGCTCATTTCCGGAGGCATAGTATTACCCATAGTTTGTAGCATAAAGGCTAATTCACTACCTTTTTGTTCATCAGCTTCAGCAGTAGAAATATTAAGTTTGATATCATATTTCCCTCCTAAATCATTACGATTAATAGCTACAAATTGTTCGTTAGTAATACGAATAATTTCTTCATCTTCTAAAAATTCTGCATTCATAGAAATAACTTTACGACCAATCTGATTCAATCCATTTGAAAGTCTGCGTAGAATACCTAATTCACGTTTAGATGTAGCATCAAGTGCTGATCTAATACCAGTAGCTGTGGCTCCTAGTGCTTGACCTGAAATACCTTGAGTAAATGCTTTAACACCTGTTAAAGCTTCAGCATCATTATTCTGCATGTTAAGTACTTCTAATGCAGACCTAGGAATCTCTGGGTATACTTCCATATGAAATGCTTGCCTTGGATCTACGTTGGCATTAAATTTATAATCTTCACCTCGTTCAAATTTACGTGCATTAGTTACATCAAGGGCATCTTTTCTAATACCTTGTTGCCCACTAGCGCTACGGCCAATAATGTCGATAATGCCACGAGTAACAGCACCCACGATTTTTTGATTATCTTCAATAAGAGCTGCATCTGGTTCTCCATAAATATTCTTACGTCTAGGTAAGTATTGGACTAATACGAAAGGAAGTTTTTTATCTGGATAAGGGTTTTCTTCCATTCTAATAAAAGTACTACCTACCCAGGTAGCTACAAAAGGTTTAACCTCTCCAGTATCATCAATATCCCAATACCCCCAGTATTCTCTAGCAATAACTTTTTTACGAGCTTTATCTTTAAATGTAAAAGCGTCATCGTCTGTGTTAACTGCATGATCTGGTTCAGATAATACTGAAGCACTTTCAAAGTTAATATCATCAAGATTTTCGTATCTTCCGTCTTTTTTAAGTTCTGATAAGGAAGTTTCAAAGCTATAGATAGCAAAATTAGCTTTTTCTATATCACCTTCACAAGTAGGGTCTAATACTAAATTGTTATAATCACATACTGTTAATACTGGTTGATTTTTAGTAGTAATAGTTTTAGTTCTTGCTTTTTCACCAGTTTTAACTTCTTGTTGAATAGGTTGTCCATCCGGTCCTGCAACTACTTGTACTTCCATTATATCTTCGTAAACTTTACGTTTATCTTCTTCAAATTCCCAACCAACACGTACAATAGCAGTTCCTTCATCAACAGCTGTACGGACATAGTTATCAATAAAAGTTACTTTATCCATACGACAGTTAAGCTGGTAATTTAGCAGCATACCATTCTGTACGGCTGCATCTTTATCTTCAAATGTTTGGGGGGATGTATTAAATAAATCGTCTGTGGATAGGAAGGGTTCTGATAAAGCAGCATAACGCCATTCTGCTTGTCTACGTGCTAATCTAGGTACTAATTTAGAACGCCCTCTTTTAGCATTAATAGTTTGATCACCATCAAGTACTCTTAACCAAGCATCAACTTCATCAATATGAACTTGATGAGCTACTTGAGCAGATTCATGATCTTGTTTAAGATCAGCAAGACTAGGTGGGTTTTTCCAATCTACTAAAGTTGAAGCATCGGTTTCAACTGTATCTAAGTCTTCAGTAGTATCACTCATGCATCACTCCCAGCTCTTTCTTTATGTTTATCATAGTTACTGTATTGCTTTTTAAGAAAATTATCAACCTTATATATCTTAAACCCATCTATTGTATCATGATAATCTAAATAATTCTCAAACATAGAACTTGTTACTCCTAAAGGTACAGAACAGTATATATCATCCGCTTGTACTATTTCAGATACAAAATACTTCCATACTTTACCAAAATTTAACTTAGCTGTCATATTAGGCGCAATAAATACTCCTGCTATCATATAACCATTTAAAGGACGATTAAACCTATAAAATAAAGCTGACTCACCTTCTTGTATCATACTTGCGTGTGTAAATATCATAAAATCTCCACTACAGCAGATGAAAATACGTTACCCATACCAGCTCCTAAACTAAGAAACTTACCCGATTCTTCCTGTATAGCTAATGCTGTTTCTATAGCAGTAGACGCTCCCATAGTATGCCCAATACGTAGTTTATAGTTAATTAGCTTAATATCTCCAAATTTATCTTTAATTATTTTTTCCTCAATCCTATTATCTGCAGAAAACGTGCTATGCATTTTAACAAAATTAATGTCATTAGTATTTACCATATTAATAACTTTTTTATACCCTTCTCCTGTATTTGATATACCTAATGGATTAGGGTGGGTTTCAGCAGCTATATGCATATCAGTAATTTCAGCTAATACTAAATGATCACATATTTCTGGTCTAGTTTCAAATACTGATATATTACAACCTTGTCCTAATCTAAATTTAGTGATAGCTGGATCATTTTCTTCGTCAACTAATTTACTTAAACCGTGTTCACCAAATATAGATAAGTATTCTTCTGAAAGAGCATTATCTGTAGCAATAACAACTACAGCATCTAACTGCTTTAAGATTAACATATTACGAGCAGTAGACCAAGCAGAGTGCCCACTAATACAACTAGAACTATCTGTTGATATGTAATCAAAAGAACCTATTCTATTAGCAACATACCCAGCATGCACCATAGTACCTCCTAATGGAGGCATCTTATGTTCTGGATATTGATCTGTACGAGAAATATTTGATAAATACCCTGTCCAACTATTACCACCTGCAGCTAATATTAGTCCTACTTTATAGTTATTTAATTGAGTTAATGATTGAATAAATTGATAAGTACCAGGAGCAGCTCCATATTGTCCTTTTAAAACATAATTAATTAATTCCCCAGGCATTATTTTCATTCCTTGTTTAATTGCAAAACCTCCGCCATTACCAACTTGATGAACATATTGCGGATAAGGAACATGATCTAATAAAGTAATATCTTCAGAATATACTGAATTAGTGTGAGTTAAGAACATTTTTAAAACATCCTTTTTGCGTATTCCGCTGCTTCGGCGTATGAATAAGACCGAGTAGCTTCAGCTTTTACAAAGTCTTTTACTGCTCGTAGTGTAAAAATTCCTTTAGCTACAAATGTGTCAATTTTAGATTCAGCAATTCCAAATAATTCGGATACCCATATAAAAAACATTAACATACCCATACTATCATAACGCTCTATATGCAGATCCTCGTCTATACTTGTTATAGGAGTATATTTTTCTCCTGGGCCCATATCCATTTCGCATATTATGTTAAATACAGAAATAAATTCTTCATCTGTAAAACCAAATTTATTTGAGTCCATAATATTCTCCAAAATTACTTTTATTCATGTAGTATATAACAAAAATTAGTGTTTAATACAAAAGGAATTAATATGTTATCGGAAGTTAAAATATATAAACCAAATAAAAAAACTAACAAACTTGAACATTGTAAAACAATTTCAAAGGAAGAAGTCAAGATAATATATGACTCAGTATTAGATAAAAGTAACTCGCATATAAATATTAGCGGTTCAGTATATAAAAACTTAGGAAAGAAAACACATCCTAGACATAAAGAGTCAAAACCTGCGACTCATTCACAGATAACTAAATATGCTCCTGGAGCTAGAAAGCAAAAATGCATGATGTGTGACAGACAGTATTATGCTACAAATAAAAGAAATACAAAGTTTTGTAGCCAGAAGTGTGGGAGGAATATGTCAAATGAATATAAAAAGGAGAGAGAACGTGCCGAAAGAAACAAATCCTAAAGATGCAATTAGTACTAGAAAACCTAGATTCTACTCAGGATTACCAGCGAATGTAACTAAAGAAGTTAGTATTGGAATGATGGAAGGAGCTATGAAATATGGGCGGCATAACTATCGTATAGCAGGAATTCGTGCTAGTGTATATGTAGACGCTACAATAGGCCATCTACTTGATTATTGGGAGGGTCAGGATATTGACCCAGATAGTAATTTACATCACATCACTAAAGCAATAGCATCTTTATACGTCCTGAGAGACGCTCAGATGATGAATATGTGTGAAGATGACCGTCCACCTAAGTCAGATGTAGAAGGAGATAAAATCCGATTACAAGCTGTTGTAGATGAATTATTCACT